CGGTCAGGCGGATTATGATGCGTTTTAATACAGAATAGAAGGAAGTGACACCCGATGGCTAACAGAATAAAAGGAATCTCGGTTGAGATTTCGGGAGACACAACTAAATTGACGAAAGCTCTGAAAAATGTTGATAGCTCAATAAAAAGCACTCAATCGCAGCTTCGGGATGTCAATAAGCTGCTCAAGCTCGACCCCGGAAACACAGAGCTTTTGGCACAGAAACATAGGCTGCTCGGTGACGCAGTAGGTCAGACCAAACAAAGACTTGAAACGCTGAAAACTGCCGCCGAGCAGGCTGATAAAGCACTCGCTGCCGGGGATATCTCCAAAGAACAGTATGATGCCTTGCAGCGTGAAATTGTGGAAACAGAGCAGGAATTAAAGAAGCTCGAAACAGCCGCAAACCAGTCTGCAACGGCTGTTCAGAAGATAGCTGCAAAGGGCGAAAAGCTGAAAACACTCGGCAACAATATCTCGAATGTAGGTCAGAAAATGCTGCCTGCAACTATCGCAATTACCGGACTGGGAACGGCAGCAGTAAAGACCGCTGCGGACTTTGATTCATCAATGAGCGAAGTAGCGGCTATATCGGGAGCGACCGGAAAAGACTTCGATGACCTTCGTGCCAAAGCCCGTGAGATGGGCAGTAAAACAAAATTTTCCGCTACAGAAGCGGCACAGGCGATGACGTATATGGGCATGGCCGGCTGGAAAACAAGTGATATGCTCAGTGGCATCGAGGGTATCATGAACCTTGCGGCGGCATCCGGTGAGGACTTGGCAACTACATCCGACATCGTTACAGACGCACTTACAGCTTTCGGATTATCCGCCGATGATTCAGGACATTTTGCTGATATTCTGGCGGCAGCAAGTTCCAACGCTAACACCAATGTTTCTATGATGGGCGAAACATTCAAATATTGTGCGCCTATCGCAGGAGCGTTAGGGTTTTCGGCGGAAGATACTGCCGAGGCTATCGGACTGATGGGCAATGCGGGTATCAAGTCATCTCAGGCAGGTACAGCACTTCGCTCTATCATGAATAACTTGTCAAAAGATGTTAAACTGACAGGTAATGCTTTCGGTTCTATGACTATCAAGACTACAAATCAGGATGGATCTATGAAGTCACTGAATGATATCTTGAAGGAATGTCGGAAGGCATTTTCTCAAATGTCTGAATCCGAAAAAGCTGCAAACGCACAGGCACTTGTCGGCAAAAATGCGATGAGCGGTTTCCTTGCCCTGATGAACGCTGCACCCTCTGATATTGAAAAGCTGAATTCAGCCATTACGAACTGTGACGGTAAAGCCGGAGATATGGCTGAAACAATGCAGAACAATCTTGAAGGTCAGATAACTATTTTAAAGTCACAGTTACAGGAATTAGCAATCTCCTTCGGTGACATCCTTATGCCTGCGATCAGACAAATCGTTTCCTGGATTCAGGGGCTTGTGGATAAGCTGAACGGTATGGATGAGGGTACAAAAAATACGATCGTTACTATCGGTTTAATTGTGGCGGCGATAGGTCCGGCTTTGATAGTTATAGGAAAAGTTATATCATCCGTGGGAACGATAATGACGCTTGTTCCGAAAATATCAGGTGCGATAACTGCCGTCAAGGGTGCATTATCAGGACTGAATTTAGCCGGACTGCTTACGAATCCGATAGGACTTGTTATCGCAGCAATAGCCGCTTTGGTAGCAGCTTTCATTTACCTGTGGAATACGAATGAGGATTTTCGCAATGCGATAACTGAAATATGGAACGGCATTGTAGGAAAATTTCAGGAGTTTTTTCAGGGTATCGTTGACAGGCTAAATGCACTCGGTTTCAACTTCAAAGATATAGGCGAAGTGATAATGACAGTATGGGATACCGTGTGTTCCTTTCTTGCTCCCGTGCTTGAAGGAGCGTTTCAGTATATCAGCAATATGCTGTCCTATTCGCTTGATATGATAACGGCAATACTTGATATTTTTATCGGAATCTTTACCGGGAACTGGGAGCAGGTTTGGGAAGGTGTCAAGGGTATTTTTATGGCTGCATGGAACTTCCTTGTAAATAACATAAAAAATATTCTGAATGTATTCAAAGGTATTTTTGAGGTATTTCTCAGTTGGTTCGGCATATCTTGGGATGACCTGTGGAATGCTGTAAGTGAGTTTTTCAGTAATATCTGGAACGGGATATGTACATTTTTCAACGGCATACTCAATAGCATAAAGACCGCTGCGGTGACGGTCTGGACTGCGATCTCTACCTTTTTCACTACGATCTGGAACACCATTAAAAACACATTTATGACGGTCGTTAATGCTATAAAGACCTTCCTGACTACAGCTTGGAATGCGATCAAAACGGTTATTACTACCGTGATGAACGCCATCCACACAGTTATTTCTGCCGTGTGGAATACGATAAAGACGGTTATTACGACAATCGTAACTGGAATTCAGACATTTATCACTAATGCGTGGAACACCATAAAAAATGCTGTTACCTCGGTTGTCAATGCGATAAAGGGTGTTATATCCTCTGTTTTCAATACGATAAAAACGATCATTACTTCCATTATGGACAATATCAAAAATATCCTGACGAATGTGTGGAATGTAATAAAATCTCTTGTTTCGGGTGATGTCAACAACATTAAGTCAACCGTTTCTACAGCTTTCAATAACATCTTTTCCGGCATCAAAAATACGATGTCAAATATCTTTAATGCCGTCAAAAATGGATTTGCAAATGTAAAAGATCATATCACAGGGCTTGCATCTCAGGCTTTCAACTGGGGCAAGGATATGGTGATGGGTATCGTCAACGGCATTAAAAGCTGCATCGGTGCAGTCGGCAACGCTGTATCAAGTGTTGCTGATAAGATACGGTCGTTCCTGCACTTTTCCGTGCCGGACGAGGGTCCTCTTACCGATTATGAAAGCTGGATGCCGGACTTCATGAAGGGGCTTGCTAAAGGCATCGAGAACAGCAGAGGGATGATTAAATCTGCAATAAAAAATGTATCTGCGGATATGGTCGTCAGTCCTCATGCAGAAGTCACAGCTACTGCTTCAGATGGCGGTGTATCTCAAACGGACCTCACTGAACTGATAACTGCGATAAAAGCGGCTTTTCCTAAAGGCAGCACTGTGGGTGGTAGCGGTGACATTGTTATCCCGGTGTATGTCGGCGGCACTATGCTCGATGAAATTATCGTTAATGCTCAGCAAAGAGCAAATCTGAGAAGCGGAGGAAGGTAGCATGGCATTTACAGAATATCTGAAAATAAACGGTGAACTTTTACCGTATCCCGATTCCTACGATTTGTCGCTTTCCTCCGTGGAATCCGATTCCGGCGGTGAAACAGAAGCCGGAACAAGACAGCGTGATGTTGTGCGTCAGGGTGTTGTCGATATTTCAGTATCGTTTACAGTGACAGCTTTGTGGCTGAAAAAAATGACTTTCTGGTCAAAACAAAACAAGCTGACAGTAGAGTATTTTGATACGGACACTTTATCCCTGAAGGATACTGAAATGTATATTGACGGCTTTAAAGCAAAGTTAGAGCAGGATACGAGTTATAAGGGATTGTGGACGGTAGATTTTACTTTGAAAGAGTATTAAATATATTACATGAAAGGAGGAAACCAATGTACCCTGTATCAGATGATTTCATAAAAGCTATCCAGAGCAACAGTAGAAGTTATTTCTGGACTGGTGAAATCACAACGAAAAAAGGACAAAAGTACACCTTTGAAAACAAAGATATTGTCAAGGGCAGCGGATACATTACCTGTCAATGCTGCGGCAATACGGAGATAGAGCTTGGTACAGTTTATGCCGCTGAGATGGGTATATCTCTTTTCACCGATATTGACAGGTACAGCTTGGAGGATGGTACGATAACCATTTCGTTTCATCTTGATGTCGGCGGTCATTTTGAAGAAATACCTATGGGAATATTCGAGATAAGCGAAGCAAACAGGAGTGTCAAAACGCTCGAAATAAAAGCCTATGACTGTATGCTGAACTTTGAAAAGAGCTTCAAAAATACACTTTCTTCCGGCACTCCTTTTGACTTTTTCTCTCTTGCTTGTGAGAATTGCAGAGTGCCTTTCGCACACACCAGAGCCGATATTGAAGCTATGCCGAACGGTAAATTCATCTATGGCATCTACGGTGAAAACGATATTGAAAGCTGGCGTGACCTGCTTTTCTATACTGCACAGGTTCTCGGATGCTACTGTCAGATAAACCGTCAAGGACAACTTGAGCTACGAAAATATGGTGATAATCCTGTTCTTAGTATAACAGATCGGCAGCGTTTTTCGAGCAGCTTTTCTGATTTTATTACCCGATACACAGCAGTAAACTCCACCAATCAGAAAACAACTACAGCTGAATACTATGCCCTCACTCCCGATGATGGGCTGACAATGAATCTCGGTGTAAATCCTCTATTACAATTCGGTTTGCGTGATACTAGAGAAAAGATAATACGCAATATTCTGAACGACATCTCAAAGGTGCGGTATGTTCCATTTGATTCTGAAACAATCGGCAATCCTGCACTTGATATCGGAGATGTCATTTCCTTTTCCGGCGGTCACGCTGACGATACGCAAATTGCCGCCATAACCGGAATGACGGTGAAAATCAACGGCAAAACAACGCTGAAATGTGTCGGTAAAAACCCCCGGCTTTCACAAGCGAAAAGCAAGAATGATAAAAACATAGCAGGACTTCTCAATTCCGTTGAGGTCGGCAAAATAACTGTTCATTCATATATGAATTCTTCTCCGTTTACGGTCGGCGAAAATGATGCGGAGATCGTCAGTCTTGAATTTGCATCTCAGGACGATACAGATGCTGAGTTTCACGGCAGTATCCTTATCGACATTACGGCAGACGAGGTACAAAAAACAGCGACAGCAAAGGTAAATGAAAAAGACATTGTTATGCTGTGGAACGAGGATGGCAGGGCAACGCTGAAAGTAACTTATGTTATCAACGATAATGTCATCAATACCTATTACCCCATTGAAACATGGCAAAGTGGTAAGCATATCCTCAATCTTTACTATCCGATATCAAAGCTTGATGCAAATGCATATAACACATTCAAAGTCAGACTGTCCGTTACAAATGGCTCCGGCTTTATTGACCGTATGCAGGCTCTTTGTACTATCAGCGGTCAGGGACTCAGTGCCGGAAATGTATGGGACGGTCGTCTGTCGTTTGAGGAGAAGTTTGTACCCGTTGCTGATGTTGGCAGCTTGTCATTCAGAAAAGCAATCGATATTGTTGAGCCTTATACGGAAGTACCTGAATCTATAGGACTTGTTGATACCTTTACTCCCGCTCGTTTTGGTCGTTTGACAGCACTACGCTTTATCGCAGAGCCTCAGATGAACCCTGTTGTTGTTACTGAAACAATAGAACCTGCTGACCGCAATGAAATGACTTTTAATCGTGATTATGTAAGGTCTGAAACCACCTTTGAATTTCAAAC